CTCTCCAGCCCACTTGGTCAGTCCATATACATTTGGAGGATCTGGAGTGTGCTTCTCAGAGTACTTGAAATATTTCTTGCCATTGAAAACGTGAACTGTGCTGAGATAAATAAACGTACCTCTGAAACTCTCAAGTAGGTTAGTAGTGCCACGAACATTTATGCCAAATGCTTTCTTCTCATTTTCTTTTTGTTCGCACCAACCTACGTCAGTTGCAGCAGCGCAATGAATAATTACATCAGGAGATACGCTGTGTATTGCCTCTGTTGTCTGCTCTATATCAGTAATATCACACTTCAAAGGAATAAGACCTCTACCCACTAATTCACTACCAATTCTACCTTCGTGTCCAGTTACAGTGATTCGTGTCATGAATAATACCTCGGTGCTTCCGCACTTTCCAACCAATCTATCAACACACTAGCAATAGCATTATTAGAAGCAAAATCATGATTATCAGGATCAGCAACATGCCTTACAAATTCCCACAGAAGACTATCTTCTTCTGAATGAGATCGTTCATAATCCCTCTCACTATCTAACCCATCTATTTTTTCAATCCATTCCTTTACTATTTGCATATTCATTTCAATACAAACCTCGATTCTTCAGTAATAAATAATCCGCATTTCGTACATTCCAGAGTATCTTTTACACGGTGTACTGCTCCACACCCCTCGCATCTCCACAAATCTTCATTTTGAGGTAGTGCAGGATAACGATATGGATCAAGTGCCATTCCAGAAGGGTTTATCCATTCATCTAATCCTCGAAAAACATATTCAGCAGAGCCAGATATTAATCCATCATCAATAATGACATATTCATTAGAATCAACAAAAATATTATTTCGTTGATTCCACCAAGATAAATCTTCTCCATTTATTTTGATTTCATATTGATTCATTTTCTATTCGCTCCGCACCCAACACATTCTTCATATGCACCAGAATTTATTACTCTACAATATTCACAACCCCAATTCTGTCTGCGCCTAAATTCTATTAACAAATTACCCACATCTCTCTGGTTCAATTCCACATGCCTATTACCATCAAATACTATATTCATAAAAGCACGACCAGAATTTAGAAAGTTATATAGTTCTGTTTCTGGATCATCAAACCACTTTTGGAGATCTTCTAATCGTACTTTGCTCATTCTTCATCATATACAAAACAATGCTGTTCACCATCGTCATCATAAACAATGTATGTATCTTCGCCTTCAGGCATGTAGATTTCTACTACATCCTCTACATCATCTGTGCTTGCTCTATTGCCAGGATCATTCATTTCATCATCTCCAACAAAAATAGGCATAATCTTGTTTACGACTATGCCTATCTTACCATGCTTACAGATATATAAACATTAAAGTTTGATTAGCGTCCTAGCGGTTGCTTGGTAACAAGGCGCAAAACCAAGTTTACTACAGCGACAGCAATAACAACATACTGCTCCCATTCAGCGGGAAGTTCGCCACTATAACCAAAACCAACTAACACAGCAGCCACAAACGCAAATACATTGAACCAAAATGTTTTCGATAGATACCACTTTTTTGCTTCCATTATTCCGCTCCTTCATAAATTCTTTGAATACGAACTGATCGTGGAGGAAGTAGTTCTTCCTCAGTTTTTACTGGTTTCTGTGCATCTAATATCAAATCAATAATCTCTCCTTTGTTCATTCTGCTACTTATTTCTACACCATAATATGTGGCGAGCTTGATAAGATCGCTCTTGAGAGAAGATTCCAATAACTCCCTGTCAAGTTCTTCTTCCATTACCTACCTCCACCATTGCTCCAGCGGCGAACATCAGATTCATTAGCATAAGTAAACATGGGTTTCTTATTGCCTCCACAGCAAACTTTCTTCATTGCCAAAACTGCACCCACATTCTCTTGATGCACCCATGCCATGCAGATATTTGCTCTGGTCTGAAAAAGATATTGTTCGCCTCCAACCTGTACGATTTTGTTAATCTTCTGGTAACGCTTCAGCGCAACCATACCATCATCATTCGTAATCATATCACACATCATGGATTGCAGATTTAATTCTACGAATCGAATCCACAAACTCTGGAGGATATACTAAAGACCTACCTATAAACTTAGTTTTTATTTGTTCAAAAGAGGGATTTTCTATTCTCAAGATCTGATTTCCACCAGCAAATACGAATATCTGAGGAACTTCACCAGAAAATACAAATCTCTGGCGCGATGGATTTGTGCGATCTATGCTAGACAGCTCAGCACCATACGCCAAAAAAGCGGCAGCCATATACATATCAGAAATTTCCATAATTCTACATCCTTATAAATGGCTAGAGGTAGGAAAAGGAATGAAACCTACCCCTAGCCTAAACCAAAGGAGGATAAAATGTTTATCCTATAGCGGTGCAGGTTGTAACAATACGACCTGTAAACTGCGAAGTGTATTGACCCTGAGCGCAACATGCCTTGATAATCAAAGCAGTTGCAGCCCAAACCTCAAACGAAACCGCAGTACAACCTGGAGTAAGATCTGTCAAACTCAAAGGAATCTGATTGATCTTGTAAACCAGAGGCTCTCCGTTATGAGTAAACCGCAGAGGCCACAGATCTGCCTGAAATGCTCCACCACCAGCGTTTGCGCGGGTGAAGTTATTATCAGCAATTACCTGCAACCTACCAACTCCAGTATTAACAAATCCAGCATAGTTATAACCTGGAGTGATGCGATCACCATCAGCGAAATTTACAATTTGACTTCCCTGGAAACCAAGTTGGAAATATGCACCAAGCATTTCCTGAACTGCCTGTGGATGCCCAAGAACGTGAGTTGGTTTTGCACAACTTTCGCTCAAGAAGCGATCAAAAGCAATCGCAGAAAATGTACCGGAAGCACTATTGTCATTGGTGTGCATTGTGCAGGACATATTTGTTGCCCACTGTTCGATACCATCAAACTCCAAAGAGTTAGTATTAGTATCTCCAGCGACCAGCAAGCGATCCCAACCATTCATGACCAAAGTCATAGCAGTTCGGATTTCTTTTTCCTTCACATTGGCAACATGCTCTGCTCCAAATGTAGCAGCATCAGCTCCACCTGGAAGACCTTCGCCAGCAGGGAAGCCACCAACTAGATTATTGATACCATGCCAATTCGCTCCAGCGACAGCAGCGGAGTGCATAATGTCACGATAGGAGAGAGTTTTCTTAGCACCAATATTCTTCAGTGTTACGGTTGAGTTTGCACCGTCATGTGTGTACTCCTCTGGACATTCACCATCTGCAAATGCGATATACGCAGAACCAGATGTAAACTCCAAAGAAGTCATCTCACGCCAAAGATGTGCATTGAGTTGAGTCGATTCGTCAGGGATCGCCTGAAGCAAAGTAACTTCCTCACACATCGCAATGATCTCAGTAGGATCAAGGGGAGTGGGGTATTGAGCCGCAAAATCTGCGGGTTGAGCATAGGGCTGTGGAAGAATTACGGGATCGGTAGTCCTTTCAACTACTGGACTGGTTGCCGCATCTTCGCCCAAATTTAGCATAACTTCATTGTCGGGCATTGTAAAGTACCTCCAAAATTTTTACGTTGTCCGACACCGACAATGCGGCTTAACCGAACTAAAATTAATATTTATTTATCCAAGTCCAACTGACCGTCTAACTTGCTCATGAAGTTTCGGAGTTGGAGATTTCTGTTCTTCTTGCTGTAGCAAGAGATTGGGGTTGGTAATAGATCGCCTTTGAGGAATTTGGCTATCCACAATTTGCTGAGGACTCGATTTCAGCGCAGCAACTTCCGCATTGAGCAAAGAAATCTGTCCACTCAATTCGGAAAGTGCTTTGGCTATTGCGTCCTCTTGTACTGCCTCTTGTGCTGGAACTTCCTCTTCTTTCGACAAACCCTCTTGAATCGCTCTAACTAATTCTTCGAGTGGCTCATTAACCGATTGAAGTACCTCATCTGAAACACCAGCCTCAAGAGCATAATCGTATGCGTCTTTTACAGCATCCATTCGAGTGTCCAATACATGAGCTGGTTTCTCCTTCGGAGCAACTCTCTCAGCAATTTCACTCAATAAATGGAGTGCTTTTTCCTCAAAACCATCTTCTTCGACTACTTCAGACTTTTTCATATCTTTCTTCTTTTTCTTGTCTTCTTCCTCGTCCTCTTCGTAGTCTTCGTCTTTCTTACCATGTTTTGCTTCTTCGATAATTTCTTCTGGCTGTTCGTCCTCTTCTGCCTTGATAACCAAAGCATCAGATTTTATAACTGCCTTACCTTCTAGTTGTGCTTCCAAATCATCAGCGAGTTCATCGCCAATAATACTGGCAGCGTCCTCTTTTCTGGTAGTCATTGAACGTTCTACCTCCATACTTGTTCTTTCGTTTACTGGCACTCTAGTTAATGCCAAGTGGATCAAATGACCCTTTAAAAACTCTTTGCCTTCATACTCTCCAGTAATCAGTTCTTTCAAACATTCTGGACATAAACTATCCTCTTCTGAACGTTCAAATTCGTAACCAGTGGATTTGTGTCTATGTTTGTAATCCAAAAAGGCAATAGAGATCCGTATTCTCTCATCTTCTGGAACGTTATCAGCAATATCTTTACTGATAGCCTGGAAACAAGCTTTACCTATCGGTGTATCTTCAAAACGACCTCTCGATTTCAACATTCCCCTGTTCGCCTCTATTCTGCCATCTATATAAACAGCATCGACAGGGCCAGGAACGCCTATACCGCTCAAGTCAGGATAATGAGAAATTGATAGATAAGGTCTACCTCCACTCCAGAAATCACTCCGAAACTCCTCTGGAGGACTCTCTTCGCTTTCAATTCTAGCGATAAAGTCACTGAATAATTCAAGCGTCATATTGTCTTTATAAAGATCATCTTCAGTGTCAGACGCTACTGCTCTCCAATGACGCTCATTTGAAACCTTGTCATACGAGGTCTTAGTGATCGCCATCGAAAACTCTTGAACATCAGCTTTCGGAGTCCATTTATCATCTGCACCTTTTTTGTACTTGCGCTTTACCGCCGACCAAGCGATCTTCGACGCGCACTCATCTCTATCTGACCTGTCTTTGCAAGTACCTTTATATGCGCCATTCCATGCGCTTACATATAAATTCTTTCCAGCTTCAGGTAGAGTTGATGGTGCATCTGAAATTGATATTGGCATAAACTTACTCAACAATATAGTTTGTAAATAACGAGTGCCATCCTTCAGAAAAAACCCATACCACAAACGTTGTGACCGCACCAGTTATAAATTCAGAGAATAAAAATTCTCCTACCAAATTTACATCTAATAAAAATGCTAATCCTGAAAAGACCCAAAATCCTAAACACAAACCGCAGGAAAATAAGTCATCCAGAAATTTCCCCTCCCGAAACAATTTACCAATAATGGGGAGCGTGTGCTTGGGAAACTTCTGGAGCAAGAAAATGATGATCTTGCCTACTAACCCATAAACGACAAATGTCGTCATTGTTTCACTAGAACATAAAGCATTTGCTCACTTACAACAGCGTTTCCTTCTGCGCCCATATTACTTCGTAGATGTTGAACATGAACCAATTTGTATCCCTTATGAAGAAACGAATTGATGTAATCATTAACTACATCTACTGGCTCAGAACCGTCAGTACCAAATTGATTAGTCACGTTGATACCACGAACAATCTGCTTTATATCTACTGCTGGTATTTCTTTTTGTAAAGGTGCTTCTTCCGTCTGTTCTACATTCTCTAAAATCTCTTTTGGTGGTCGTCCTGCTGGCATCTTAATTCTCCTCTAATATTTCATTAATTTCTTTTGTCATTCGAGATGTAAATTTCTCTATTACTTTCTTTTCAAGACTTCGTAACTCTCGCCTGACATAACTTACTGCAACATTATCAACGACAATTTCATCTTTGTCAAGAGATTTTGCAATTATATCAGATTTCAGCAAAGCATTTCGTGTACCTGCGATGATTGCGTTTTGTGTATCTCGTTTAATGCTTTTGCTTACTGACTGTATTATATCAAAAATTATTGCATTAATCTCTGGTTCATACAATGTTAATTCTGGAAAGAACTCATCAAATATTTCTCCACTATCTAATTCAAGATCTAAATAAGCATCCAGCCAGTTTGTCTTTGCTCTGGAATTGGCTAATGTAATAAGAGACAATTCTGGAACTTCATCCAGCAAGTTTCCCCACAATACTTCATTGTGCCAATCCTGCCACGCTACTTTCTGTCCATTCTCTAATTCCATGACTGACTTTACTTCAATCGCCAGCGGAACGATTACATCAGAAATAGCACGTTTCAATACAATATCTGTAATGTTCAGTACACTGTGTATTCCATCTTCTAGTGCGCTACGTGGTAAAACTTCTCCCTGACCTCCCTGAGATGGAGCGACTGGCTTACCTAACTGTGACGGACGCTCAGGACTACCTTCCATCAACTCATCTGGAAATTCATCTTCTGGAATTTCTTCTGGAACAGAGATAGTAATAAGACCGTCAGCGATTAGTTGTAGTCTCATTTCCTGCGGAGTAAACATTCTCTTATCAATGAGTTGAGCGGCGGCGGTAGCCATAGCCAATCTTGCCCTACCCGTTGCAACTGCTTGCTCCTCATCATTATCAATAACCTTAAATTCCAAATCCTCTGGAAGCATGTTATTGAAAAATGCGATCATCTTTTTCTTGAATCGGGCAAATCCAGTTCGCCTAGTTTTTCTCTCCTGTCGGATAGAACCTGCTAGAGTCTCCCCACCAGATGATGCTACCTGAATACCTATATCAGAAAGCGAAACCCCATATCCAGAAGCAACGATAGATGCGTATTTGGCAGTAACTTTATCAAACATCATCTCTGTCGGAGGTCTGCCAAATGGAATAAATTCAACCTTGTTATTATGCTCATAGAGAACAGGTATCTTTAGAGGATCAATTCCTCCCATCATGCTCTTGAATGCTTTTACCCACTCCTCAGCAGATGCTTTCGAGAAATCACCCAAATCGAGAATACCCGCTTCTGGTGTATCCAGCAACAGATTTGCATAATACAAATCCCCACGATTGATTAATTCAAGCGCAAGATATATCTTTTCGGGAGGCGGTATGCCCCAACCTTTATACTGAAGTTTCTGATTAGGAGAATAATAGATTCTGTTTATTGCATGTTTCGGAAAAATGATCGGTTTCATTGGATTCTGAGGTACTTTCTGTCCAACAGGCCAATCATTGTTATAAGTTGGAAATAACGTTCCACCATCCAACAATTCAATCCAGACAAGTCTCTGTGCTGGATCATCTCTTGTATATCCCTTTTCTGCGCCAGCACCAAATGGAATGTCCAGCAGATCTCCCCCAATCCATTCAATTATTTCTTCGTAGTACCATTCTCCGGTGTAAGTGAAGAATTTGGTGTAATAGTCTATTTCATCTTTCAGCTCATCTCTCTGATCGCTATCTTTAGGCTCAATCTTCCAGTCAAGAGAAATGAAATTAGAAATAAGAAATTCACGACAAACCTTAGCGATTGGTTGTGAATCTACTATCTTTCTCCAAAGTTCTGCGTTTTGTAATTGTGTAGGATTATTCCAGGGGGGTATGACACGATAAAGCCATTCGGGAAGGTCTAAGGATCGCTGACCTTTTTGACGAGAGGGCTTAGGCATTGTAGTTTTAACTTTAGGCATATTATTCCACCGTTACTTATTTGCTTCATTATACCCCAATCATATCTTCATGAACTCAACTTCTGCCCAGGTAATGATAGGAGCAACATACCCCAATCATATCTTCATGAACTCAACTTCTGCCCAGGTAATGATGGGAGCAATATTAAGCCTAGCTCCACTCATGCTATCTACACAATCATCATAAGGAGCGTCAGGGAATTCATCGGTCTGGTCTAAGAACTTTTCATTCCAGGGAGCTTTGATTATATAAATCATTTTCTTCTTAGCTTCAGCAAACCAAATATCTGCGCGCATCACTTTGTCGCCTTCTGGTTTATGCCCCTCAATCTTAATGTGAGGTAGAGGTTGGTGAGTCTTGTCGCCCTCTCTAAAAAACTTCTGGATAGCGGCAATCTGATTCTTACCTCCCGATCCTGGTTCTTCCTCAACGAACTGAGTAACAAATGCTCCATCATGCAGAGCAGTTAGATACATATTATTCAGAATATCATCATACAACCATCTACCAGAAACTTGATCCTCGATATAAAATCTCTTTCCATCCCACGACAATAGTGTACCAACAGTTTCATCGGGGTCTTTCTTCTTTCGTCTGGTCTTGGATACCTTTTTCTCGCTTGCCGCCAAATCCCAATACCTGACACGCTTGCGGATTTTTACTGGTTCTTTTTCCCCATCTTCGTTTTCTATCTCATCAGGAACTTTATCAAGCACCATTCCATCAAACCAACTTCTATCTCCCCTAGTTCCTTCTGGAGTAATAAACAGACCCTTCAACTCCTGTTTCTTTTTATCTTCATCATTTGAATACAGCATGAGCAGAGAGGCATAAAACATCTTATCGAGATGGTCTTTGTTATCTTCAATCGTTCCATGAAACCATTCAATAAGTTTTCCCTCAAATCCCATTTCATCCAGAACTTCCAAAACCTCATCTGGAATATCTTCTTTTACGAAGAAATCATACAACCAGTGATACTTACCAGCGGGAGTGGCAGTTACCCATGCTTGCGGGTTTTCTCCAACACGAACACTTGGAACAGCAATCTTCCAGGAATCTCCAGTCGGATCGTTTTGAGCTTCATCAATCCACACCCAATTTAAGTTCGGGCCTCTTGCACTATTTGGATCTTTCATACTCTTACAAATTACCTTTGCGCCATTATTGAAAGCGATTGTAAATGGTTGGTTGGGAACAAATGTATTCTTTCGCCTGTATCTATGAGCTGGAGCGACCATCCCCCAAGGTATCCAATCTCTAAATTCAGGCCAAGTCGAAGTTTTGAAATTTTCAAAGTCTGGATTGAGAACTGCACCACTTCCCCCCTTTGCGATCTTTCTTATTGCTTTTTGAGAACCTCCACTAGACTTACCAGAACCTCTTGAACCTATAAAGGCAGAGAAAAAAGCAGTAGATTTTATAAATCCTTCTTGCGACTCAGATGGTTCATACAGCGTACCATCACGCTTCGTAATAAATCCATCCTTATTGAAAGGCCATATAATTTTCTTCTGCTGTATTACTTTTTCTGGATTATAGCCCCTGCGCTTCAATTCATCTTCAATTGCTTTTCTTTGTTCTGCTTCAGATAAATTTAAGTTCATAAAGCTTCAATCTCTAGCGGTTCATTTTTAGTTATTTCCGTAAGTTGTTCAATAAGCTCTTCATCAGACTTATTGATAATTTTCTCAAGAGTATCCGGCAATCCTCTGCTCTCTCTTTCTATCTCCACTCCAGCAACTAAGAGTCTAACTGCTGTGCTGGAAGTTATTTCATCGGCATTTTCTGGATCGAGAAGAAACTCAATTCCTATATCCTGCATCTTTTTTCCCAAATCAGCGTGGCGAGAAAGCATTTCAACTTTCTCTTTTATCATCCTCTTTTCAAGTTCTGTTTTGATTTGGTTGTCTACGATTTCAGCATCTTGTTTCCACTTAGGTATCCAAGAAACAATGGCACTTTTTGTAGGCATATTTCCAGTTTCATCTGGATTGACCATGCTCATAAATACTTGCGCTCCTGGTCTACCATTGTTGAACCACTGTAAAAACAACTTGTATCTATATCCTGGTGAAAATACGTGTCTACTTCGTTTTGGCATTGTCTTTATCTTTTAGAAGCATTAAATGATCGATCCAATTAATCGCTCCGCTGTTATGTATTTTGTCGTGACATTCAGCACATAACCAGCATTTATTGTCTGAATCATTAGAACCACCTAAAGACTTAGGCAGAATGTGATGTTCTACGTAAGCTGGTCTGGCATCAATTATACAACGATTATTCATCAATATATTTATCAGCCTCTATGCCAAATCTAACAGCATACATATCTTCATACTTTTTGAATTGTGGATTTTCCTCCAGCCATCTCATGAATCTACCTCTGCTGGAATTACCAAGAATCTTTATGGCAATATTAACCACATACCTATCCCAAACTTCTTCAGGCACATTCTTGTATCCATGATCTCCCCAAATACCTAAAAGTATTGGTTTGACAGTTTCATGATTTTCTACGATATATCTCCAGGCTGCTTGCTGTATCCCCATCTTAGTATAAGGTCTATTGGTTCGATGATTCTTTATTCCCCTGTCGGCTAGAATATACCTAGCTTTCTCCAGAGTACCTCCCTCCAGAAACCAAGCTTCAAATGCTTGTTTAGCCAGACCAAAATGCCTCTGTATTGTGTAGTTGAAATCTCCAGGCAACATCTCTTTTCTCCTAATATTAGAAACCATTCATAAATCGAAATCTACCATTGACTATATATACTACTATAACATATAATATAAATCAAGTGTAAATAACGTAATATTATATGGAGTTGAGATGACTTCAGGAAGAATGTTTTTGATAACCAGCGAAGAAAGAAAAAATATCAGGGGAAAGCAACTTCCACCTGATAAAGTTATTGTTTATTTATTAGATCTATTTTTATCGTCCCTCCATTATAATAATATATTATCATATATATTAATTAATAACAAGTCTGGAATATTAAAAGACCATGAGATAACCATTAGAGGATCATTAGAAGCACGACATTTTGACTATGTTATGCCGAATTATATATGGTTTATTTGTAAAAATAACTCCGAAATAAGACCAAAACCGCAGAAAAGGATAAAAATAAAATGAATTTCGTCTATTTTAAATCAATAAATGCTGGAATAAATCTAAATCAGATAGAATGGTTCTCTCTGGAGAAAN